GGAAAAGCCTGTTAAAGATCCTGAGTTTGGGATGTACTATGCAAGTATTGACCCCGTGGGTGAAGGTAAAACAACTACCTCAGAATCATTGTGTTCTATTTATGTGTACAAAGCTCCGGTTGAAGTAACTCGTAATGATGGAGAAAAGGTTGAAACTTTTATTGAGCATGATAAAATAGTAGCTGCCTGGTGTGGCCGCTTTGATGATATAGCTAAAACTCACGAGCGTCTAGAGATGATTGTTGAGTGGTATAATGCATGGACTATTGTGGAAAATAACATTAGTTTATTTATCCAACATATGATTCATCGCAAAAAACAAAGATATTTAGTACCTAGATCTCAGATTTTATTTTTAAAAGATATAGGTGCAAATGCTAATGTATTCCAAGAATATGGTTGGCGTAATACTGGTACTTTATTTAAAAGTCATATGATAAGTTATGCAATTGAGTTCTTAAGAGAAGAATTGCACCAAGAAACTGCAGATGATGGTAAAGTAGTTAAAACAACCTACGGTGTAGAACGTATTCCAGACATCATGCTGATGAAAGAGATGATGGCTTATAGAGATGGTGTAAACGTCGATAGGTTAGTTTCATTTGCTGCGCTTATAGCTTTTGCTAAAGTACAGCAAGCAAATAGGGGTTATAAAAAACGCTATGAGGAAACTGGAGCGGCAAAAAACTTGGATAACTCTAATAAATTCAGTAAATTAAATAAGAGCCCTTTTCGTCACATTGGCAATGGGGGCCATACTTTTAGTGGTATGAAATTACCAAGACAAGCATTTAAAAACTTAAGATAAGTTATGGAAATATACAATGCCATGCAGGTAAAGGCCGGGGCCAAAGTTGAGTACAACAAAATGGGTACTCTTAATCAGCCTATTCAGTTTTTACCTAAAGATAAAAAAGATAAAGACTGGGCTAACTGGAACCTAGACTGGCTAGAATGGCAAGGCTTGCGCGTAGTGCGTAGAAATGCACGTCGTTTCTTAAAGAACTATAAGCTTGCTAAAGGTATTATAGATAAAACAGACTACATTGTAGAAGAGGATAATGAGTATGCAGATCTTATTGAAACATTGACTCAAGAAGATGTAAGTGCATTAGAGCTTAAGTTCTATCCTATTATTCCCAACGTAATCAATGTCTTATGTAATGAGTTTTCTAAAAGAAGCTCACGTATTATGTTTAGAGCAGTTGATGATATCTCCTATAATGAGATGCTAGAAGCTAAACGTCAGATGCTTGAAGATGTTTTAGTTCAGCAAGCAGAGGTAAAAATCATGACTCAGTTAGTCAACCAGGGTGTGTCTATGGATTCTGAAGAGGCTCAACAAGCTATGAATCCACAGAATCTTAAATCTTTACCTGAAATAGAAGACTTCTTTAAAAAGGATTATCGTTCTCTTATAGAAGAGTGGGCATCTCATCAGATGTCTGTAGACGAAGAAAGATTTAAAATGCAAGAATTAGAAGAGAGAGCATTCAGAGATATGCTCACTTCTGATCGTGAGTTTTGGCATTTTAGAATGAATGAAGATGATTACGAAGTAGAACTTTGGAACCCACTTCTTACATTCTATCATAAATCTCCAGATGTACGTTATATCTCTCAGGGTAACTGGGTAGGTAAGATGGATTTACTATCTGTATCAGACGTGATTGATAAGTATGGTTGGATGATGACTCAAGAGCAGTTAGAGGCTTTAGAAGCTATTTATCCGGTACGTTCAGCTGGGTATGCTGTACAAGGATATCAAAATGACGGTACTTACTATGACCCTACCAGATCTCATGAGTGGAATACGCAAATGCCTAGCTTAGCTTATCGCCAGTTTACATCTGTTTATGACGCCCAATTTGGCACAGGAGATATTGTAGAGTGGATACTGTCTGACTCAGAAGATACTATTGATTTTGGAAAGACTCATATGCTAAGAGTATCTACAATCTATTGGAAGTCTCAACGTAAAGTAGGTCACTTAACAAAGATTACTGAAGAAGGAGAAACTATTCAGGAAATTGTATCTGAAAAGTACAAAGTAACAGATAAGCCTCTTTATAACACAAGCCTTTATAAACAAAAGACCAAAGATACTTTAATCTTTGGCGAACATATTGACTGGATCTGGATTAACGAAACCTGGGGAGGTATTAAGATTGGACCTAATCGTCCTGCTTTCTGGGGTCAAAATAATCCTGGAGGTATTAATCCTATTTACCTTGGACTTAACGGTGGTAAACCAGGACGTATTCCATTCCAGTTTAAAGGAGATGCTACACTTTATGGTTGTAAGCTTCCAGTGGAAGGTTCTGTATTTGGTGATAGAAACACCCGCAGTATTTCATTGGTTGATCTTATGAAGCCATACCAGATAGGTTACAATATTGTGAATAACCAAATAGCTGACATTCTTGTGGATGAGCTAGGTACAGTTATTCTTTTTGACCAGAACACTTTACCTCGTCACTCTATGGGAGAAGACTGGGGTAAAAATAATCTGGCCAAAGCCTATGTGGCAATGAAGAACTTCCAGATGTTACCCCTGGATACTTCTATTACAAATACAGAGAATGCTCTAAACTTCCAGCATTATCAGGTTCTTAACCTTGAACAGACTAATCGTTTACTTTCTCGTATTAACCTAGCTACTTATTTTAAGACACAAGCTTTTGAAGTTATTGGTCTGAATCCTCAACGTATGGGACAACAGATTGGTCAACAAACTGCTACTGGTGTAGAGCAAGCTATGAATGCTTCATATGCTCAAACAGAACAATACTTTATTCAGCATAGTGATAATTTGATGCCAAGAGTTCACCAAATGAGAACTGATCTTGCCCAATATTACCATGCAAAGAAGCCTAGTGTAAGACTTAGCTATATTACATCTGCTGATGAGAAAGTAAACTTCCAAATAAACGGAACAGATCTTTTAATGAGAGATCTAAATATTTTCTGTACAACAAAGACTAACTCTCGTGCTATAATGGAGCAGCTTAAACAGCTTGCTCTAAATAATAATACAACTGGAGCTTCTATATATGATTTAGGAAACGTAATCAAGTCTGAGTCTATAGCTGAACTTACAGGTGTTCTTAAGTCTGCTGAAGAGAAAACTCTTGCTCAAAAACAAGCAGAGCAACAACAACAGCAGCAGCTACAACAAGAAATGTTAGCTAGTCAAGAACGTCAGAAGCAAATGGATATTCAGTTTAAAGCTGAGCAAGCTGAACTTGACCGTCAAGCTCAACTTACTGTAGCTCAAATAAGGTCTGCTGGATATGGAGCTTCATCAGATATAAACCAAAATCAGATGTCTGATTATCAAGATGCCATGGTAAATATTCAAAAACAGGATAACTACCAGGATACTATGAACTTTAAGCGTGAGCAAGAGGTAAATAGAAATAATCAGAATACACAAAAGGTTAATATTGAGAGAGAAAGACTTCAGGCTCAAAAAGAAATAGCTGACAAACAGCTACAAATAGCTCGTGAAAATAAGAATAAGTACGATTCTGGAAAGAAATCTAAATAATTATAGCTCTATTATCCATACTTCAGGTCCATACTGAGGGGTGGTTTTAAATTTTTAGAGTTTAAAGTTGTATATTATTATTGTAGAAGTACACCATAAAAAACCAATATAAGTTATGGAAAACCAAAAAGATGTGCAGACCTCTGTACAGCAAGTAGATCTAGATATAGATAGTTGGCTGGGGGCACCAGGTGCCGATAGTATAGTAACCGCAACCGGGGTTGATACTAAGAAACCAGAACAAAAAGCTAATATCTTTAGTAAAAAAGATGTTGATCTGAGTTTTATAGATGAACCTGATAAAACAGATGATTCTAGTTCAGATGACAAAAAAGACACAGATCCAGATCCTGATGAAAATAAGGATAAAGAAGGTAGTGTTTCTCGTGGAACATCAACAGATGTTTTTGACGAGTTAGATGAAGAAGATCAAGATGATCAGAAAAAGTCAAAGGGCGGACGTCCTAAAACTGAAAAGTCTGGTCTTGTTGAGTTTCTTAAAAAACGTATAGAATCAAAGGAAATGTTTGCCTTTGATGACTATGATGAAAGTAAACAATCTCTTGAAGATTACTTAGGTACTCTTGGAGAGAAAGATATAGAGGAGCTTTGGCAGGCTAACATAGATAACCTTAAAAATGAGGTA